AAAGCGACTTGCAGATAGGTATGAACTAATCTGCGACAAATCCTGCAAAGACGTGGCGCGCCTTCGGTTCGTCAGCTATGACCCTGACTTGTACCAAGTGGCGAAAAAGATACCACGCTTCAAGGACTACCTACCGAAGCCATCCGCACCAATGCGGGCGCAGTACGTGGGTAACGAAAGCGACAGCAACTATATGCTTTCGCAAATTATCAGCCGAGGCATAAACCTGTGCGAAGGTTACCACGACTGGTATCGCGTTGGCTGTGCCGTCATCAACAAGTACAAAGATTCACCCGAAGGGAGGGCAATGTTTCACTCGCTGTCATCAGTCAGCGCAAAGTACGACAGCCGCAAATGCGACAGCAAATATGATGAACTGCTGAAATCAACGCGCGGAGAAATCACCTTCGCAACCCTTGTCTATATGGCCAAGTGCGCAGGTGTTGAGGTACAAACACCTGAAACAAAGCGCATTGAAAAGCAAGCACTGGTCAACCGCTCACGCGTTGGTGTCGCTGGTGGATTCAAGTCAACCGATGATGCTCGGAATGAAACAATCGCATACCTAACCGAAGTCGAAGGACTGGAAGACGTAGAAGAGCGCGTTACCCAAGCATTCTCACTGCAAGAAAAGGACGTAGAAAAGCCATCAGCAGATGAGATGCTGGATGCGCTTAAAACGTTTATCGCAGGCTTTAACATCAAGATGAACGAGGTGACGCGCAACTACGAGAAGGCAGGCGAGCCATTGACCGACCGCGAATTGAACACCATATACCTGCAAGCCGTTCACGCCTACGGCTCAAAGGTCAAAAAGCAACTGGTGTTCGATATCATTGATTCTGAAAATACAGCGCGGTATAATCCATTCGTGGACTTCTTTGCGGCAAATGCATCCAAGCGACCAAAGGGCCTTATCGATGAGTTAATTACCTGCATCGAAAGCAACAACCACGATTTTTTTTACATCGCAAACTTTTTACGCAAGTGGCTTTTGAGCATTATCGGGTCAATGCACTACGACTATTCAGTGATTTGTTTGGTGCTGACAGGCGCGCAAGGCATCGGCAAAACAAACTTTTTTCGACAACTACTGCCCGATGAACTGCAAGGCTACTACGGTGAAACCAAACTTGACGCAGGTAAGGATGATGAGATTTTGATGTGCAAAAAAATAATCCTATGCGATGATGAGTTTGGTGGAAAGTCAAAGCAGGAGGCGAAAAAGTTGAAGGAGTTGTCAAGTCGTAAAACGTTTACGATTCGCAAGCCTTATGGAAAAGTACACGAGGAACTGCGGAGGTTGGCCGTGCTGTGCGGCACAAGTAACGAATCCGAAATCATCAATGACCCAACAGGTAATCGCCGCATCATTCCAATCGATGTCATAAAAATTGACTGGGAGAAGTATGAGGCCATAGACAAAACCGAACTATTGGTTGAACTATACAACGAGTGGAGAGCCAATCCACAAGGATGGTATTTGAGCGGTCAAGACATTGCAGTGCTGAACCAAAACACGATGGGCAACGAACAGCCGAGTTTAGAGCGCGAGCTGATTGTCAAGTACTTTGAGCCGCCAAGTCAGTACTGTACAAACTGGATGACCACCAGTGCAATCAAAGTTTACATTGATATGAACTCACGCCAATCAATGAGCCTGCACAAACTTGGACTGCAACTTCGAGCCTTAGGATATAACCAAAAAAGCCGCAGGGATGGCAATTGCGCAGTTCCTGTGAGGAAATGGCAAATCAATGTCAGTGAACTTCAAGCACAACATTCGCCTCTTTTGTAGTCAATGTAGTCGGTGTAGTCACTGCAAAAACAACTTTGAAACTCTATAGCGTGTGTAATATTCAATATTCGTATACATATAATATATACTCTTTTTATTAAAAAAAAGTGACTACACTGACTACAAACCGAAAAAACGCCCTTGCAGGTATTGCCAAGGCACTTTTTTTGTAGTCACTTTGATCGCAAAAAACTGACTACAAACTGACTACAATGACTACACTTAGACCATACCAACAACACGCCATTGAACTGCTACGCGATTCTATGCGGAAAGGAAATAGGCGCATCATCCTGTGCGCACCAACTGGCGCAGGTAAGACCGTTATGTTTTCATCGATGGTTCAGGCCGCACTGACCAAAGGAAAGAAGGTGCTGATAATCACCGACCGCATTGAACTGCTGACGCAAACGGATGGCGCACTTACACGTTTCGCGATTTTGCCTTCTTACATCAAACAAGGGACACGCAAACTGCCTGAGGCTACCTCGTATATAGCAATGGTAGAATCTCTCAACCACAGGCTTAAAAACGATGAATACGCGAATTGGCTAAAAGGCATCGACCTTGTCATCATTGACGAGGCGCACAAGGCGAGTTTTGACAAGCTATTTAAATTCATCCAGCCAACTACAACGGTCATCGGTGCGACTGCTACGCCGCATCGCGAGGGCAATCAGAAAGCACTTAAAGAATTTTACACGGCCATTGTCGAGCCTGTAACTATCCGCGAGTTGGTGGATGCTGGGTATCTTGCAATCCCGACAACGTATAGCGTTCCTGTGGACCTGTCAGGCGTGCGGATGTACAATGGCGACTATGATGCGAATCAGATGGGGCAAGCGTTTAGCAAGCAAAAGGTATTTCGCGGCGTTATCAAAAACTACAACACATACACGGCAGGGAAGAAAGCACTGGCATTCGCGCCATCCATTGCAAGCAGTCGCGAGCTGTGTCAAGAGTTGCAAGGCGCAGGACTACCTGCGAGACATTTGGATAGCACGATGAAAGGCGATGAGCGTTCGGAAGTGCTGGCGTGGTTTAAGAATAGCACCAACGGAATCCTGTGCAACTGCGGCATTCTCACCACTGGCTTTGATGACCCGAACGTGGAAGTCGTTATCCTGTATCGGGCAACCAAGTCGCTACCGCTATACTTGCAGATGTGCGGAAGAGGTAGCAGGGTAACGCCAACCAAGACCGAGTTCACTATCCTTGACTTCGGCAACAACCGACAGCAACACGGCGGCTGGGAGATAGAAAGGCCGTGGTCTTTGGAAAAAAAGGAGAAGAAACGCAAAGGGGTCGCGCCTGTCAAGACGTGCCGCAAGTGCGGATATATGATGGCATCATCAACTGTGATTTGCCCTTCGTGCGGATTTGTCGCTCCTGTCAAAGAATCGCAGATGGGTGAAGAAGTCATTCTGCAACGCGACAACTACACGCCATACCAATGGCGACAGCTGGCAAAAGATTCCTCACTTGCAGAAATAGCCGCGATGATTCGCGCAAAGAAAATAAAGCTATTTTTCGTGCTTCACAACATAGTCAAGCGAGAATCAGATGTCAGGGAATTGCTACGACATTGCGGATATTCAAAATACTACTGTGATAAACTTCAAGAACTACACGGATTCAAATGGGATTAGAAGAATTTAAACTACAAGCGCAGTGCTTCCGCTACCACTGGAATGAAAGGCCGCAGGAACGTGGCCGCTTATTCACGGTCAACAACAACAGTGGCGGCAAGTTTGAAGGCGCGATAATGAAAGCGATGGGCGTGGTTGCGGGCGTTGCGGATATGATGTACCTGTCGGATGCTGGACTTATCGCACTGGAATTTAAAACGCCAACAGGCAGGCAGTCACCTGCACAAAAAGAATGGCAGGCTGTCATCGAAGCGGCTGGCTACCGCTACGTCATAATCAGAACCTTTGAAGAATTTAAACAAACCCTTAACTTATGAAAACACCAACCTTCATCACTGAAATTGCCAATCGCATCGAAGCCATTACAGGCGTGACGTACGAAGAAATTTGCACAGGCAATCGAAAGGCCGAAGTAACGCGAGCGAGACACGCGCTTATGTGGTATTTGTATCGCCGCCATCACTACAAATACAGCTTGACAGCGATTGGCATAATGCTAAACCGCAACCACACGAGCGTATATCACGGTGTGCAGGTCGTGGACTGGGCCTTGCACAATAATGATTCGCGCTTTAAATTTATACAAACAATAGAAGACTCTGACTATATTTGCCCACAATGTGGATGCAAACGAAATCATACACCAGCTGTACAATGACGGAGTGTTCCGACAAGTGGCAAGGCAAATCGCGACAGCTGACTATGCCGATGACCTCGAACACGAACTGGTCATCTACTGCTACGACAGGCCCGAACGCGTTGAACAGCTACACGCGTCTGGTGCGCTCACCTTCTACATCGTGCGGGCCGCTATCAATCTATTCCGAGGCAAGACATCTCCATTTCAGCGCAAGTATCGGCACAACGAAGAGCGCGTGGCTTTGGGTGAAGTTGAGCAGGTGGATGAGAAGTATAGCACAGTTCCTGACCACCTGTATCGCAAAGCGGAAGCAGAGATGGACAAGTGGGCGGCGGCAGGAAAATATCCGTACGACAAGAACCTATTCCTTCTATGGCTGGAACTGGGAAACAAGAAGCTTATCAATCGCAACACAGGCATTCCATACAGGTCAATCTGCTACACGATTGACCTTTGCAGGCAACGACTTAAATTAGCACTACAAGATGATTACAACGATTTTATTGGCGGCTTTGACAGCATTGGCGATGGAACGCTATAACGTTCTCCCGAAGTGGTACTACCGCATCAGTCGCTTCAAGCCTTTATCCTGTCAGTCCTGCCTTGCCTTTTGGACTGGATTTGGCTTGTCACTTTTTGACCAACCGCTATACTACGCGCCGTTTGTCGGCTTGGCATCTGCGGCGTTGGCCATCATCATCATAAAGCTAACCGAATGAACGCAACCCTGATTTACGAAGTGCTGGCCATCAAGCCTAAACTTGAACTGTACCATTCAACCAAGTCGCTACGGCTGACCCCTGCGGAGGTGAACACACTGCAAGCGGCGGCAATTAGCCTTGGCATTCCGCGCACCGACTGGTGGTGCGCAACCTGTGCTGTTGGCCGCCTTTCCGAACTGGTGGCACACGCAGAGCATTGTGCAAAAGAGGGGCAAGTGGTATTTAATGTAAACGGAGATGCCACTACCGAAGCCAACTGACAACGAAAGCAAGAGCGACTTCATCCAGCGTTGTATGGGTGACGAAAAAGCACGTGCGGAGTTTCCTGACAACACAACCCGCTACGCTGTCTGCAACAGCCAGTACGAGCAGAAATTCGCAGACACCTACGCCGACTACGGTCAGGGCGTAAGGAACAACGCGAGGCGCGGCATCGAACTAAACGAGCGCAACGGCAACAAGTGTGCAACCCAAACAGGAAAGGTCAGGGCGCGGCAATTAGCATCAGGCGAAGGGATAAGCCTTGAAACAATCAAGCGGATGCACAGCTACCTGTCCCGGGCTGAAACGTACTACGACAACGCAGAATCAAACAGCGACTGCGGTTACATCAGCTACCTGTTGTGGGGTGGGAAGGCGGCACTTGGATGGTCACGAAATAAACTGAAAGAACTTGGCGAACTTGACGAAGAGTAATAAGCAAGAAGAACACGACTTGCATATGAGCAAGCTCGTGAACATTGGCGCATTGATGACCGATATGGCCAACATATTGGATTCATTGAACGACTGCGATGCACCCAATGCACTGCACGCGAAGGTGGCGATATGCGAGAAGATTATCGACATAATGAACAGCGTGGAGGTATGAAGAAGGTAGCCATTGGCGAGTTGAAGCCGAACCCGAACAACCCGCGCATCATCAAGGACGACAAGTTCAAGAAACTGGTGCAGAGCATTAAAGACCTTCCCGAGATGGCCGAGGTTCGACCCGTTGTCGTTAATACCGATATGGTCGTGCTGGGTGGCAATATGCGGTTGAAGGCAATGCGTGAAGCAGGATGGAAGGAAGTGCCGATTGAAGTGGTGGATTGGGATGAGGATAAGCAACGGCAGTTCATCATCAAAGACAACGTCAGCGGCGGCGAATGGGATTGGGAGATGCTGGCAAATCAGTGGGATGCGGAGGAACTAAACGAGTGGGGTCTTGACTTACCCGAGTTTGAGCAGGTGAAGGAACTGGAAGCGGAGGAGGATGACTTTGAGATGCCTGACGAAGTTCAGACCGACATCGTGCTGGGTGACCTGTTCGAGATTGGTGAGCATCGGCTGCTCTGCGGTGACAGCACGCAGACCGACACGTGGGAGAAAGTGATGAACGGATGCCTTGCGGATATGGTAATGACCGACCCGCCGTATAACGTGGATTATCAAGGCGGGACAGGAATGAAAATAATGAACGACAAAATGGATGGCGATTCATTCTATCAATTCCTTTATGACTTTTATACGGCACTTGGCGCATACACCAAAGCAGGTGGAGCGTGGTATGTTTGGCACGCAGACACAAACGGTTCAGCATTTAGAAGGGCTTGGAATGATGCAGGATTGTGTTTAAAGCAATGCTTAATATGGGTAAAAAACCAAATGGTTCTTGGTCGACAGGATTATCAATGGAAGCATGAACCCTGCCTATACGGATGGAAGGAAGGCGCGGCGCATTACTTCGTGGATGACCGAACAAAGACAACGGTAATCGAGGACAATGTGAACATCGCCAAGTTGACCAAGGAGCAGATGAAGAAGATGCTGACCGAGATACTGAGCGACAAAACAGCCACAACCGTACTGCGTGCCGACAAGCCAAGCAAGAGCATCGAACATCCGACAATGAAGCCAATACTCCTGATTGCGCCTTTGATACAAAACAGCAGTAAGCAAGGATGGATTGTATCGGATGGCTTTCTCGGTTCAGGATCGACAATGGTAGCCGCGCACCAACTGAACCGCAAATGCTACGGAATGGAACTTGACCCGAAGTACTGCCAAGTGATAATTGACAGGATGCGAAAACTCGACCCAACCCTGACCATCACCCGAAACGGAAAGCCGTACGAAACAGCCGACTAACAGCCGTGAGCAATCCGATACCAAATAACAAGCCGTTTGAAAAGGGGCAGTCAGGCAACCCCAACGGGAGACCGCGTAAGTACGTGACCCTGCTGGTTGACCAAGGCTACAAGCGTTCCGAAATCAACGACACGATTCAGAATATGATGGCGATGACCGTTGACGAATTGAAGCAGGTGTGGGACAATCCAAAGGCTACGATATTGGAGAAGACCATCGCATCAGCAATGCGCAAGAGCATCGAGAAGGGAACGCTGTACAGCCTTGAAACCTTGCTGTCGCGGGTGTACGGAATGCCGAAGCAGGAGGTCGCTGCATCCATATCGCCTCAACCAATTTGGCAAGGTGTAAAACTACAAGTTGAAACCGACAACAGCGGCAGTTAAGATAAATGGACTGCGCAAACGAATCCGAATAGTACAGGGAGGTTCGTCGGCTGGAAAAACATACGCAATCCTATCCTTGCTATATTCCTACGCGGCCAACATCGAGTGCGGGCCGCTTGAAATTTCAGTAGTGTCCGAATCCATCCCGCACCTTCGTCGTGGTGCGCTCAAGGACTTCCTCAAGATGCTCAATATGACTGGACTATACCAAGAAGAATTGTACAACCGCACTCTGCTTCGCTACGACTTTCCGCACGGTTCATACATCGAATTCTTTTCTGCTGACCAAAGCGACAAGATGCGAGGGGCAAGGAGGGATGTGCTATTCGTGAACGAAGCGAACAACATTGAGTGGGAGGCATACCACCAACTGGCCATCAGGACAAGAACCGCCATATACATCGACTACAATCCAGTCAGTGAGTTTTGGGCGCATACTGAACTAATGCACGACCCTGACGCGGAGTTCCTGCTGGTAACGTACAAAGACAACGAAGCACTTGATCCTGCCATCATCCGAGAAATTGAGAAAACCAAAATCAAAGCCGAAACGTCACCGTACTGGGCCAACTGGTGGAAGGTCTACGGTCTCGGGCAAGTCGGCAGTGTTCAGGGCGTAATATTCAGCAACTGGACGCAGGTGGATGAAATCAACTACACGACATCGAAGTTGGTCGCGCTTGGCCTTGACTGGGGCTACACCAACGACCCGACCGCACTGGTGGCGGTGTACAGGTCAGGCGATACTTTGACGCTACACGAACTGCTGTATGCTAATAACCTGACGAACCAAGACATCGCGACCAAGTTGCGCGAGTTCGGCATTAACCGGGCGTGGGAGATTGTCGCGGATTCAGCAGAGCCGAAAAGCATCGAGGAGGTGCATAGGCTTGGCTTTAACATCAAGGCCGCGCAGAAAGGACAGGACAGCATCCGAAATTCCATCGACATCCTTCACAGGTTTACGCTTCAAGTGACCAAGACCAGCACCAACCTCATCAAGGAACTACGCAACTACACGTGGGATACTGACCGCACTGGTGCCTCGTTGGGAGTGCCTATTGATAAGTACAACCACGCCATTGACGCGGTGCGCTACGTTGCGCTCAACAAGCTATCGCAAAGTGCAGGCGGGAAGTATGTAATTATGTAGATTTGCGTTATGATACACCCAACAGCAATTATCGAGGAGAATGTCACGCTTGGCAAGAACTGCCGCGTTTGGGCATTCGCGCACATCCGCACAGGTGCAACGATTGGCGACAACTGCATCATTGGTGAGGGCGCACACATCGACTACAACGTCACCATTGGCGACAACTGCAAAATCCAAAACCACGCGCTCATATATCACGGCGTCACCATTGAGGATGATGTGTTTGTCGGCCCGAATGTAGTGACCACGAACGACCACCTGCCAAGCGTACACGGCGACTGGATGAAGAACGGCAGGTTCAGGAAGACAATACTTCGCAAGGGTTGCAACATTGGCGCAAATGCAACGATTGTCTGCGGCATTGAAATAGGCGAAGGCGCAACCATTGGCGCGGGTTCAGTGGTGACGCGGTCAATACCTGCCAAGGCGTTGGCATACGGAAATCCAGCCAAAATCAAGAACCAATGAAGATACTAATCGGGTGCCTATTCTTTCGCCAGTACACAGGCTCGGAATTGTACTGCCTTTACTTGGCCAAGGAGTTAAAACGCCGAGGCTTTGATGTAACGGTGGCAGGTATGTACATCCACCTGCCAATCACCAGCGAGGCGGCATTTTACGGCATCAAGGTCGTAGAATTATCGCAGTTGACAGGCGATGAGCAGTTTGACATCATCCACTGCCAGCACAAGCCAGTCACGGAACACCTGTGCCAACTATACCCGACAACGCCGAAGGTTACGACCATTCACAGCATTGTCTATGATTTGGAGCGACCTGTAAAGCACGACAGCATCAAGCACTACGTTGCGATTGCCAGTCACGAGCGCGAATTCATCATCAGTAACTACGGCATTCCTTCGGACAAGGTCAGCACGATATACAACCCTGTTGATTCATCTAAATTCAACAAGGATAACACGACCGAGGATGACTTTGTGCTTTTGGCAGGTACGGTTGACTATATGCGCAAGCAGATGATTTACGATGCATCGCAGTGGGCAAAGGATAATGGCAAGCGGTTTGTGCTGATTGGCTACGACCACGGCGACTATTTATCGGACTTGCGGAAGGCTCGCGACATCATTTACTACCAGCCAATTCCGAACATTGAGATGATGGTGAAGTCGTGCTACATCGCCTGCGGGTTGTTCATTGGCAGGACGACTATTGAGGCGTGGATGTGCGGCAAGTCGGTGTTGAGTTACAAGTTTAACGCATCGGGCGGCATCGTCAGCAGGGAAGTATTAGCACCACCAAGCGACATCGACCTTTACAGCAGTGACCGCGTTGCTGAATCATTGATAACCATATACAATGAAATTGCTTAACCGCCTAACCGTATCGCAGTTCCAAGAACTGACCGCCATTGACCCTGATATGGGCAACCTGCGCAAAAAGGTAAACACTGTCTGCATCGTGGATGGCGTGGAGCAAACTGCGGTGGAAGGGTGGACGATTGACGAGCTGAACGCAAGGGCGGCAGTCATTGACGAGGAGTGTGGTGCGCTGTCGATGCTACCTGCCAAGCGTGTGGTTCGCATTGGCGGCAAGCGGTACAGGATGGAGTGGTTCATCGACCAGATGAGCGCAGGGCAGATGATGGAACTGCTAAACTATCAGCTGACCAGCGATAGGGAGGTGGTTGCCAATCTGCACCTGTTGCTCGCCAGCCTAACGCGTGAGGTGACGTGGTGGGGCAAGACATTGGCGTACGATGGCGGGAAACACGCGGAAAGGGCGGAGGCGATGAAGAAGGCGAAGATGGCTGACGTGTGGGGTTTTGCCTGTTTTTTTTTGCGTCATTCAGAGCCTTTATTGAAGATTATGCAGACCTATTTCGCGGAGGCGAGCAAGAAGAAG